TCAATCTCTTGTAATTGATTGAAACGATGTTCTGTTAACCCAGGTAAATCGGCAAGATTCTTTTCAACCTTGCCTTTTACACTGATTTCAAATTTAGCACTACGCAATTCGTTTTCATAATAATTTATGAAATCGGGAATGTTAGCCAAACTATCAACTATCTTACTATACCAGTTCAAGTATCACCATTAATAATCGTCTTCGTCTTCTTCGTCTTCGTAATAATCGTCTTCGTCATATTCTTCATCATATTCTTCGTCATCGGTTTCATGTTCAGCGTTGTAATCTTTTAGTGCTGCCATCATAACAGTGTCACCACGAAATGCTTGTTTAATTTCGCTAGAGTCAAAGTTATAATCAACTAACACATCAATAATTTTACCAGCTGCTTCACGTTGTGTAACTTCATCAAAATCGTATTTTAACTCATTCCAAATTTCTGCTACAACTTCAATACTCATTCTTCAACTTCCTCCGTAATTTTATTACTTATCTTAGTTGAACTATATTCTGCCATTACTTTATCTAAACAGCCATCTTCATTGCTTTCCCAACCTTTACGGAAGTATTTGATTACTTCGCCATCAGTTGTAACATATTGTAAACGGTTGCCTTCTTTTGTAAGTAATCCAGCCTTTTCAAACATATCTAACAAACCTGAATATGGATTCATACCTGTTTCATATGGAATCTTTACTTGTACACTTTCAAAAGGTTTAGCATAACGTGTTTTCATTACTTTACAAGCAGCACGAATACCACGTACATCGCTGATCTTATTGCCATCGTCATCTTCTTTTAATTTAAGTTTACGCATAGCAACAACAATACTACTAGCATAGATAAAGCCTTGACCACCACTAATCTTATCATCGGGATCAAACATATCTTGACTTGCGTATGTGTGATTAGTAGCAACTAATCCAACGTTGTGACTACCAAACATATTAACACAGTTACGAACTAATGATGTTAGTGCTTTGGGCTTACGACCCATGTCACCTTTCATATCACCGGCTTCAAACTGGTTAACATCAGTTGGAGTTAACAACATACCAAGACTGTCAATAATGAACAATACTTTTGGTTTATCATCTCCAGCCATTGCTTTGTATTCTTTCATAAACTCACTGATAGTTTTAGCAACGTCATCGATCATTGCCATGTTGAGTTTAAGAAGTTTTTCTTCACTTGTATCAACACCCAATGCGTGTAGCCAGGGTTCGTCAAGTGCGTTTTCAGTATCAATCAACACAACAAAAATACCTTGTTGTTGTGCGTGACGTACTAAGTTACCTGAACAGATATAACTTTTGCCACTACCAGATTCACCTGCAAACACAGTTACCTTACCAAGCGGTACACCTTTGTTAAAGTCACCGCTAATAGCAAAGTTTAATGCGTGATTGCCTGTGTTAATCCAATCTGTGGGATCGTTAAAACCAATACTAAGTCCATCAATAGCCTTAGTAATGCTTTTACGAAATTTACTTGCGTCAAATGGTTTCGTCATCTTAAATTCCTTTTACTTTCTTTAGTTTAACAACATTATCAATTCTGTCAAGTATATCTGGTGAATTTTCTGCAATTCTTTCCAAATCATAATCAGTTGGATAATGTCGTAGTACGCTACGCGCACGGTCACGAATAATTGAAGGTACGCGAGGAGTTTTACCTGGATCGCAAAGTTCTTCTAATAATTTTTTTCCGTGTTTCATTGCACGGAATCTTTCGTTAGGTAATGTCATGGGATTTCCCTCATATAGAAAGGGGCAGAGTTACTGCCCCTAACGCCTTAGGCTTTCTTTTGTCTTGCGCGAATTTGCGCTAAAATGTCTTGAGCCTTATCGCTTGATGTTGCTTTTGGAACAACAACTGGGCTGCTTGCGCTTACGTCTTCATCTTCATCAGAAGTAGAAGTTGTAATTACGGTTGGCGCAACTGTAGCTGTTTCAGTTGTGTTACTATTAGCAGGAGCCTCTAGTCCATATGGACGATAGTATGCACCCCACTTGTCATTGTCGTATGGACGACCATCAACGCTTGCCTCAAACATTTCTTTGATTACACGTAATTCAGCCTCGCTAGGTTTCTTTGGTAAGAAATCTTTAAGATTGAATAAACCATGTGCTTCAATAGCTGCTGCTTCGGCTTCTGTTAATGCAGTCTCTTTACGAGCCCAGTTAGATGTTGAATAATCAGCATAGCCACCTTTGCTTGTTTTCTTGATGTTAAAATCAAGACCACTCATATAGTCAGTTGGAATGTTTTCCATTTCAGGATCCATCAAACTTGATTTAATGATTGTAAAAATTTGTGGACTAATAACAAATCTACGAATTGGATTTGGTGGAGTTTTGTCATCACCAAGTGGGTTTGTGCGTACAAAACCTTGGAACAAATAACTGCGTTTCTTCCAATACTTATTTGCCATTTCTTTTAATGTTTCATCTTTATACCAAGGACGAACCTCAGCAAGAATTGGACAGTTTTCACCATACATTTCTACGCATGGTACTTGAACTTGAATTTGTTTTACGTTGCTATCACCTTTGATTCCATTAAATGGAAGTTTGATGATTTGTCGTTCTACCCAAAAGAATGTGTTATTGTTATCTGCGTCTGGTAAAAAGCGAATTGTGGCAGTAGTGCCTTCACTCATATTCCAGTGTGGATAGATTGCACCATCTGATTGTGCGTTTTGACCTTTAGTTTGACTTTTGTTTTCTTGCGCTGCGATACGAGCGCGGATTTCTGCTAGACTAGCCATTATGTTTCTCCTTGTAAAATGTGCCTATGTTGAGCCTAAATGTGTTTTATATGTCGTTGTCGGAGACAACTAACACACTTCATAAATTATATACATAACTTATTGATGTGTCAAGAGTATTTATCATTATGTTGGGAAAATAGATTTTTTTATATTGTTTTTGGTGTTTTTAATGTGGCATTTACTCTGCGCACACTATGACTTATTCCGCAGTATTGATTACACTTTGCCATAACATTTCTTACCATATCAGTGCCATACCAAAATAATTTTAAGTCGCCCTTTTTGTTTAACTTAAATCCTGGGAACTTATGTGAGAAACATAGGCGTGCTACACCATCCATGTCAACCATGATGTTTCTGTTGAAACTATTACAAATTAATTTTTCAGTTCCTCTACCATTCCAACCCAATAATGCGTCTTCGTTTTTATGTACACTATCGTGATACATTTCTACTGTATCAATATATTCTGGATCTAAATTAAGTTTATATTTCTTATTACATTTATGTAGTATCTTTTTTAATTCTACATGGTCACGAATCACATTGTTTTCATAAAACTTATCTGCTCGTTGTTGACCTTGTTTGTCAATCAATGTGCCGAACATTGGTTGAAGCCAATTTAGTTTTAGTTTATCTGCGCCTAACTCATTTAATACAAAATCATAAAACTTATCTAAGTCTCTATAATTTTGCTCACACATAACTGACATTGCGTATATTGGAGTTGTTTTGTTTAATAACTTTCTTGCCTCTAATAATAACTTAATAGCATTAACAGCCATGTCATATGAACCAACCATGCCTCTAGTTGAATCGTGTACTTCTGCTTTATAACTATTCAATGATATTGTAATTTCAGTTGGGCCTTCAGTGATTAATCTTTTAGCAAAACTTAAATCAGTTACCATTGTGCCATTCATGACTGATAAACAGCCTAACCCTAACGCTCTGCATTGTCTAGTGATAGGCCAATATCTTTCTGGATTCATCAATGCTTCACCTCCACATATAACAATCTTACCATTAGGATTCAATTCATGGAATTCGTTAATGATTTCATTACGCTGTTCTATAGTAATGTGAGTAGGCAATACTACTTCTTTTCTAGTCCAATACATACATGTTTTGCATTTAAGATTACATTGCAAATTAGTATCTAAAAATAAAAATTTAGGAGGATTGTTCATTTTATTATTAATACAGGTTTTGGTTGTGTGCCATATAATTCATCACCTGATAGTAACCAAGTTTTTTCGTGTTTGATTTGAATCTTTGGATCGCCCCAAATAGTGTATCCTAACTTTGATGCTTTATGACAGAAAGCAACATCTTCAGATAAAAAACTATTTTCATGTTCATGGTTAATAGGTTCAAACCAAGGAAATTCCATTGACTCAAATACGCCTGCTTTAACTGCCATGAATCCCATACCACTTGCGCCTAACTTAATTCTATCACTATTTGTATCTAGTTGATTTCTTTCTATCCAATGTAAATGTGTAATGTCGCCAGTTTCTTTTGTTTTGAATTTAATTGCCTGCGCGTAAGTTTTATTATCGTATTGCATATAAAATCCAGACACAATTTTATGATCATTATTGCTTATTAGTCTGCCTAAATCTTCGGGAGTCCAAATACAATCATTGTCTATCCAGATTATCCAATCGTATTCTACTAGTCCATTAAATGGTTTAAATGTTTTATCTGGTCTACCTCTACCACCTAATAACCAATTTCTACAATTATATATTATAGGTGTATATGCGTTGACTGTTTCGTATTCTATTTTATTTCTATGTAATGACTTGACTGTATCATTCCAAGCAGCCAACCAATTTTTACTGAAGTAATCACCTGGTAAACAAAATACTAATTTCATTAAATTATTTAATGTGTATTTTGAATACTTTAGATTTTATTATAGGCTGCTAAGTGTGCTAACTGCTTCAACCAAATAACGTACCGCTATTTCGGCATCGGCTGTTTTTAATTGGGCTTGAACATCTTTTAGTTCATTAAGTATATCCGTACCATCTTGTACACTTAATTCGCCACTTTTAATTTGCGCTTTTACGCTTTCTACCTGATCTAAAATATCTTGTGCTATACTCATAGGAATCTACCGCTCCATGCTTGTCTTACTACTTGCAATCTTAATTTGGCAAGTTTCAAATAATTATCACATACTGCTTTTGATTTAGCATTACTTGCTTTTTCCAAATTTGATTGGATACCAACTACATTATCTAATTGTGGGTCATTGCGAAACTTACTGTATTCAGCAAGTTTCTTAGCATCCACAGCAGCCATATCAAATTGACCATTTATATCTGTACAATCTAATTCATCAACTTCTATCTGTAATTCAATATAATTGCCACCTAATACTGGGTCATATTTTGTAGGCATGATTTTATATAGAGTAGAACAGCCTGTTAAACTTACTACTGCTAATAACATAATAACTTTTTTCATTTTAAACTCCGCTTAGTTTTTTAAGTCTACGAATTTCTGGGTCAACACTTTCTGCGCCAACTAATTTACCACGCAAGTTCTTTTCATTTTTACCTACTGGTTCGGTTGGGCCTAATTGTCCTACACGCTTTTGATTGGCATCTAGGTCTTCCGCCACACCTTCCTTCTGATATACTATAGCCAGTTCTCTCTCACGGATTTGTCTTTCCAAATCTTTTATCTGACGAGCAACACTCGGTTTCTTGGCCAATAACGGTTTCAGTGTTTCAATCTTATTCTTAAGCCATTCAATTTCGTGATGTGCTTGACTGGCTGAACCACCAAACCCACCTCGTGTAGTTGAGCCTTCCGCCACACCTTCGCTCATAGTAGGACCTGTTGTAGGTAGTTCTTCAAACTCAGCGTATGCATCAAATACATCCTTATAGCCTTGTTGCTGGGCTAGTTTGTCAAAGTAATTGTATGATACTCGGTATTTCTGCATTAGTGGTTTTAATGCATCTGTTGGGTCAATGTCTGGATAGCCCTGTGTTAGTGCAGAAATAACTTCTGGCCAGCTTGGACCACCAGAGCCTTCCGCCACACCTTCTTCACCAACTAATTCTTTAGTTTTAGCATTATCATCCATGCCCATATTTTTTCTCATTGTAGTATAGGCTTGTTTAAATTTATCTTTTGTTGACGGCATTCTAGCGGCATCATATGCTTTTGCTGCTCTTTCTTCTGGACTTGGCTTTTTCTTTAATATGTTAAAATTTATTTCGTCAAGTTCACTTTCTGGAATAGTTTTTAAATCAGTGGCTTCTTTAAATTGTCCATATGGCATATCAACATGTGCCGTTGGGTCAATTTTGTTAAGCATTTCATGTGCTTTCTTTGCTCTAAATTTTACTGGATAATCTTTTTTACGTAAAAATTCTAATAAATCAGCTAAAAGATAACTTTCCCATTCATCACCATAACGACTTACATATTTTTCTTTTACATTGCTTATGTTTGGTTTAGCAACACCAACATCTTTTCCAATAAAATCCCCCATTAATCCATCATCACTAGGTGTTAATTGTACTACTTCACCTTCAACGATTTTATCTGCCCATTCTTCTAATTCATTGGCTTCTTTTACTTCAGTAATATTTTTGTTTAACTTATTTAAAATAGGTAATACATTTTCTATTCTTGGGTCTAATGTTGATTTTGTAAACAATTCATTTATATTGCTTTCTTCAATTTGTTCTTCGTTTAATACAGGTGTATAACTTTCAAAATAATTATTATAACCACGTTGACTAATCATACGACTTAATGTTTCACGCAGATTATTATAATGATTAATGCCTTCATTAATTAAATTAGTTGCGCTTTCATTAAATTGTCCATTGCGCACAGCACGCACAAAGCCTGCCATTTTTGTATATTCTTCTACTAAACTTGTAATATGTGACCCACGTTCATCATATGGTGTGCCACCTTCTGCTACGTGACGAGCATATACTTTAGCAATGCCTGGTCTACGTGTTGGCAATAAGAAACGTTCACCATTTGTATTTTCTACAAAGATTTTTTCAATATTATAATAGCGTTTATCATTTTCATCTAATTGTTTGCTGTGTTGAAGTATAACTTTAACTGTTGGTATACTATCGTTGTAACTTGTTTTACGATTAATTGGATGATAGCTTTCGCCTAATTCTTCTTTTTTACGCACATATTCACGCTGTGCCATGTCACTTCCCAAATGGTTTCTATTTTTTAATTCAAAACCTAATTGTCTACGCATAGCCCATTTCTTTAATACTTTTAACAAACTAGGCCAGCTATCGCTAAATTCTGTACCTGAAGTATTAGTATCATCACTGTCAGCAATGTTATCATCATAGTATATAATTAAATTGCTGGCATTATCAATAGATGCCCAAACAGGGCCATAATTTTTATTATCATCCATGCCTTTTTTAAAGTCAAACTTAAAAACGTCTGCGTCTTGAGGTACGGGAGTATTTTGACCTTTTGCATCAATTGGTACTGGATTGTATCCTCTTGTTTTTAACAAGTCAAATAAATTGTTGTTGAATGATTCTTGATTGATTGCCATAGTAATATTTAGTCCAATATCCTAGCCTAAGACAGCAAAAAATGGCATAGGGGCTACAAATTCATCATGGTCACGTAGTTGTGTTTCTAAATCCATATGGTAATCACCCAATTGTTGTAAAATTCTAGTAACTAGCAATGAAGCCATGATTAAATCATCTGTGTCCCCTGTTTTAGCAGCATAACTGCCACCATGTGCCACAAAGGTTTTTAATTCAGATATTAGACCACGGCTATAAACTTTTAATTTTTTGCTTTCTAACAAAGTTTTAAACTTAGCACACGCAGCTAATTTACCTTTATTTGTAGTATTGAATCCCCTACGCTTTTTACCCGGTTCACTTATAAATATTCCAGGAATATTCGATTCACCGTATTCATTTAATGATACCAATGCTGCTTCGCCTATGCTATTGTTTTCTAAAGAATAGTAAATATTATTAGGTTCATTGGTTTTTTCTGCGATATATTTGTTAATTTCTGCTAATAATTTAATCTGACTAGGAATGTCAGTTTTATTATGTTTCCATTCACCAACTTGTGTAGTTGTATTCGCTTCAAAGATTTGAATAGCTGCAGGATCTCCCCCTGTACCTAAACTTGGATCTAAGCCTACTACATAGATATTGCCTTTAGTTGGTTGTTTATACCAACGTACTTGACCTACTCTACTTATAGGTTCAATTCCCTCAAGCATAATTAATGTGTTTGGATTGATTAATGTTTCATCAGCAATAATGAATTCGCAACCAATTTCACGATTGAAACGATCTTCACCTAATTGTGATTTCATTTCTTCAGCCCATTTTTCATCACGATCAGGGTGTTCTTGCCAGTATGCTCTATATGCTCTGAATCCGTTTACACCCACTTCAGTGGTGTTACCATAACTGTCTTCTGTTTTATTAGCACCCTTCCATATAAGTGCGAATTGATCTTCGTCACTGTTTGGAGTACTTGTGATAATTGCTTTACCACCAGTTGACAATGTTGGGGTAATACTTGTCCAGAACTGTTCAGCGATTGTTGGTCTTACGAACGCAAATTCGTCAAGATATAATAATGAAATTGCCATACCACGACCAGTAGTTTCAGTAGTAGTTGCGCTGACAATACGACTACCATTTTCAAAGTCTAGATTACCTTTATTATATGTGGTTGCACCTGCTTTAATATGATTTGGGCAGTGTTCATAAGCATAGCGTATACGCTGCATGATTTCTTGAGCACCACTGTATTTGTGAGCAGCAATTAATATTGTGCTGTCTGGTATAAACATTGCATACCACAACAAATATCCAGCCGCACTAGTAGTTTTACCTGTTTGACGTGGCATCAAACTAATACTATAACGATAATTGTGATATGTGTCGATTAGTCGTTTTTGATATTCATATGGATGATAATGAATAGAACCCTGAGTAGGGTGTTGTATCATAAAAAAGTTATCCATGAAATATAGATAACCAGTTACTGGATCACAACATTTTACAAAATCGTCTAATTCTTTTTCAGAATTAAACACGGTTGGTTTGTAGGGTTCTTTAATTAAATTTGCCGTAGACATAATATGCTACTTCTAATTAATGTCAATTAGCTTGATTGTCCTGTCATGCTACCAGCTGGTGGCAATACACCAGTTGTACCAGTGTTTGGATGCGGTGCGCCCAATTCTGTAATTGAGAATGGAGCTGCGGTAGCACCAGATACATTGATGTAAGATACAATGTTTCCCTGACCAACAATAAAACTATTGTTTACTGAGTTTGCTGGAATAATTGTGCTATTAGCATTTGCTACTTTATATGGAACACCAAATGGGTTGATTGTATATCCTGCGCCACTAATTGCTACACCAGCGTTTGTAGTAAGAACTAGGTTACCATCATCTGTAACGCTTTGTACAATACCAACAGTTGTACCTGAGGCATTGCCAATCCAGTAACCTGTGTTTAGTTCTGTTGTAAAGGTTGTGCTTGATCCAACTACTGCGTTTGAGTTAGTTGCGCAAGTAACAGTTCCTGTACCCGCAACGTTTGGATAACTTGCTATAACCTGTACAGGCGAACTTGTAGTCGCAATTCTGACCTTATCAGTCTGGATGTTTGCTGATGCGTTAGCTGATGAACTAGCTGTGTAAACGTATGATGCCATCTTAGTATTCCTATATAATAATACTATTTAGTCACAATGGCATCTATTTAACGTCAAGTGGGCGGGCTTTTGTAGCAACAATAACAAAGTATTTTTCTGTCATTTCAACACGTTTTCCATCAGGATCACTTAAATCAGTTGGCATACTAATGTTAAATGAAAAATCTTGAAAAGTGTCAATGTTAAATCCTGTTCTTTGCAACAAAGCTGCTAATTGAGTAGCTCCTAATATGCTATAATGATTAGGATTAAATTCATGCTTTCTATCACAGTCAGGGGCAGGAACTTCAATATAAATTTTGCAGCCCTGCTTTAATATGCGATTATATTCCATTAAACTAAAAATAGGATATGGGCTATGTTCTAACGCATGACGTAAGAAAATAAAGTCTACACTTTCGTCATAATACCCGTCTTGTTGTGGTAGAAAACTTAAGTCATATTCTTTAATAGTATGACCTTTATCTCTAGCAATTTTATTATCGCCCGGGCTTAGACCAACCCCAGTTAAATCTGTGTAACCTCGGGCTTTCATTTCATCTAAAAAGTATCCTGGACCTGAACCTAAATCAAGGATCTTAGCATTTTTAGGTATATTCAATGGATCGATGTATTTTTCTACTACTTGTTTAGTAATATTTTTATGTAACTCACTGTCATCTTCATCATAGATGTGGGCAGTATAAAGCCATTCATTGTAGAATTTTAACTTAATTAAGTCAAGGGTGTTATTAATATCAATTAAATTTTGCATAAGAATCCTATAGTTGTTTAAACTACTTATTCTTAATAACTGCAATAATTATTTTTTATATCCCTTAAAACCTTTAATTGGACTTACTTTTTGTACGTGATCTTCTTCTCTACTACGATTATCAGTGAGTTTTGAAATTCTACCTGCACCAATCTTTTTAGCAGTGGCTTGAATAATTTCTAATTCGGCATCTGAGTAAGTTGCTAATAGTGGGTCACCACCTGTTGCTGTAGACTGATGTACCTCTTGTTCAAAATCGGGGGCGCCTGCCATAGCAATACCAAAACGCCATTGCATATAAGGACTACCACTGGTTCTGTTCATACTTAAATCTGGCATTGAAATAGCACCTTTAATAGCACTTAATGTGCCCGGTGCAAATAAGCTAGGATCTGCAGGATTATCTGCTAAACCTTCTGTGATAAATTCTCTTGCTCTCATAATATTATTTATCTGTTACCCAATAGGTTGTTATATTGTTTGAATTTATCGTCACGATCTTTAGTTGATGCAGCTTTATCGTGCGGATTAATTTTTTTAGTTACAGCTTTTGTATCTGAAAAATCTTGTACATTAGGTTCAACACGATCTTGAAAATAAGCAACTGCTATTTTTGCTGCTACATCAGGACGTTTTGCTAATTCAGGATGATTCAATAAATCTACATTTAATAGTTTGCCCATGCGTGCATAATTACCGCGGCCTGTTAATTGTATAAACCCACGACCTTTATATTTTATAGCATCACTAGGATGTTTGTTACCTAATGCTTTGCGCATTGGTACATTATTCCAATAACGGTGCATTAAATATTTCTTATCACCTTGTTCTTCCATTGCCATAAAATTACCTGTTTCATGTGCGGTTTGTGCTAAAAATTGTGCTACTTCATGCCCCTTCATACCAGCTTGTTGTGCAGTTTTTTTCAACATGTCTTCTACCCCGGTTAATTTTCTAGCAGGGGGAGCAATTGGGGCTTGAATGGGTTTTGTAATAGGTTTGTTAACGTTAGGTTGTGTAACAGGCGACGGCTGTGTTTGTGGTGCTACTACTTGTGGGGTAGGTTGATTATATTGTTGTGTTATTGCGGGTTGCGGTGTGTTGACTACTTGATCAGCTTGCGGCAAATTTTTCATCATATTAGGACCAAATAGTCCTGCTAGACCTCCCGCAAGTACTCCAGCTCCTATGGCTTTTTCTTTGAAGCCTTCTTCTAAATCAGGATTAATAAATTCCTTGGCTCGCATTTTATGTTACAATTAATTGACCAGGGTTATTAGTAGATAGATATGCGTTTGAATTTTGATCTGTTACTAATGACAACGCAATATTAGCATTAGCTGGAATTACTTGATATTGAACAATATGATTTAATTGTCCAGTTACAAACGGATCTACGTTTAAACGTACATTACCTGCTACAATACTCATATCATATTGAGTGATGGCATTTCCAACAAATAATGTGTTTTGTGCAGTAAATCTAATTGTAGACAAATCAGGATTAATTGTAGCGTTGATTGTTACGCTTTGTGTGTTTGCTGTAGTATCAGTACTGTTAATTTGGAACGTAGCTTGTGTAAAGTTATTTGCTGGCCAGCTAAAAATGTTTTGTGATGTATTACCAAATGTTGAAACTGTAGTAGTATTGAAGATACCAGTATTAAATGTGATCGCAAAGTTATTATTAATTTTCTCAAACGCGGTACGTAACGGATCGCCCTGACCGTCGTTTGGGGCTGCGCCTACATTAATAATCTCATAATTTACAGTTGTCATAATATTTTAATCCTGTATAAATTATTTATCATAAATATGTTTATGTTATTTTGGTTATTAAAGTTCTTACCCGCACTATTAATCCATGGATTTATGGGTTTAGCCGTGCTAGCTTTAGTTCTTAGTTTTATTCCATTTGTACCCTATAAATTTGCATTTAAATGGGGCGGGATAGCTGCTGTAGCACTTGGATTGTTTCTAGAGGGGTGCTTATTAACTCAGCAAGCATGGGAAATGCAAGTTTCAGAATTACAAGATAAAGTTAAACTCAGTGAAGAAAAAGCAGCACAAATCAATACTGAAGTAGTAGAAAAACTTGTCACTCAAACACAAGTTGTACACGACAAGGGTGATCAAATTATCAAGTATATTGATCGTGAAGTTACAAAAGTAGACAATACTTGTGAAATTCCACCTATTGTTATTGCTGTACACAATGCGGCTGCTACAAATACTCCAATTGAAGAACAACCATTAACACCAAATACGTTGGTAGATACAGCAGCACATAACGCTGCGGCGGTGCCAAAATGAAAAAACTAATCCCATTATTATTAATATTGTCAGGCTGCGCTACAGTTCCAGTAGAGCGTCATTTTCCTGAGGCTCCAAGTGAGTTGCAAGAGCCATGTGGTAAGTTAAAAACTATAGATACCCCAACTGTTAAGTTCAGTGATTTCTTAAAAGTTGTTACCCTAAATTATACCGAATATCATAAGTGCGCACTTAAAGTTCAGTCTTGGCAAGAGTGGTATAAGTCTCAAAAAGACAACTTTGATTCTGTAAAGTAATCAACAACTCTATCAGCAATAAACTCTACTTCACCATCTGTTAGTTCAGGGTGTATAGGTAAACTTAATAACCCTCTACATAGCATTACACTTGTACTAATCATGTCAGGCTTTTTAAGATATCGTGCTACTTCTAAATTGCTTAATGGCTGTTTATAATGAATACGCACATCAATAGCATAACCCCACAAATAATTATATAATTCGTCACGCCATTCGGTATATATAACAAACTTCTGATCTGCGTGATCATTTTTATTACGACTTAGACAACGTATAGGTAAATTTTCAAATTTATCTAGATAGTAATTACGAATCTCTCGTCTGCGTTCTTGCCAATCGTCTATATATCGTGTACGCACTAATATCTGCGCACAGTCTTGTTCACTCATACGACTATTGGTACCACTATGTGTATGTTCGCCTTTAAAGTTACTACGATACTTCAATGCGAAATTGGCTAGACCATCGTCATTAGTTAATACTGCGCCGCCATTGCCACTACTTGGTAGATTTTTTGTAGGATCAAAACTAACTGCCATTGGAGTAGTATCTAAGTATATGTTTTTATGAATCAACCAATGTTGTGCGCCATCTAGTATTCTACGTTTATGTAATGCGCCAATTGTATATATTGGACTTGCTCCATATAAACCCACATGTACTTCAAAGATGTTATGTTTAGGTTTATTCCAATCAATATCTTCTTCAATTAATAAACCATTTTTATCTGTGTCTGCTATTTCACATTCAAAACCAGCATTTAGAAAAGCATTTAGTGTTGCTACATATGTAATATTTGGTATACGTGCGATTGGCTTAAAGTCATAGGGATTTTTAAACATCTCATAGTGTGCTATACATTCTAATGCTTGTGTACCGCTGTGTAGTGTTACTGCGTAATTATAGCCTGTACGCATACATAACCAATTTTCAAATTGTTCTGTATAGTGTCCGTCCATGTATGTGCCACTAGATAATACACGATGTGTAGCGTCTAGTAGTTCTTTTGACAGGTTACGATATTGTCTATCTAGCCCAAAGTGTGGGATTTTGTATGAGCCATTCATGGTATTTTGTTAATCCTGTTTTCAAGTCAGTGTTTGGATTATATTTTAATTCAAGTACTGCTTTGACTATATTTAATGCGCCACGACTTGGGTATTGATTGTTCTTATCTTTAATAACAATATTGTTATTGTTGCCAACTAGTTCTCGTATTAGTTCAGCACATTCATATATGGTTGACGCATTGCCGCCACTCATATTGTAAGTTTTGTTATTGCTAATATCAGTTGTACTTGCTGATACAATGCCATCAACTAAATCATCGACATAAGTAAAGTCAAGTTTTTCATCAACACCATTTACTATTAGGTCTTCA